TGAGACCGGAAAGACGTTTAAGGAAATGAGCGATGTCGCTAACAGCTAAACAGGAAGCATTCGCGCAAGGAATCGCTGATGGTCTGACTCAGGCTGACGCTTATCGCGCTGCTTATGACGCTGAAAAGATGTCTGATGGAGCCATTTACGTTGAGGCTTCTAAGCTGATCGATAACCCTAACGTGTCCCAAAGAGTGAAAGACCTAAAGAGCGCACTGGCTGATAAGGTTCTCTGGACACGAGAAATGTCCGTTAAAGCCCTTGTTCAGACGTTCAAGGAAAGCTCTGGCAGCGTGAAGGTTGCGGCAGTCAAGGAACTGAATGCGATGCACGGCTATAACGAAGCCGCTAAGATAAAATTCACTGGAGACTTCATCCAGCGCATCGAGCGTCAGGTGATCGATGACAACTCTGAAGATTAAGACACCTCGGTGGTTCAAGCCGTTTCTAAAGCCCAGCCGCTATAAGGGAGCTTATGGTGGCCGTGGCTCTGGGAAGTCACACGCCTTTGCCGAAGCTCTTATTGAGGCGCACGTTATCGACCAGAACAGTCGATCCGTCTGCGTTCGTGAAATTCAGAAGTCCTTGTCTCAGTCGGTGAAGCGCCTTCTCGAACTCAAGATCGAGCAGATGGGCGTTCAATCTTATTTCGAGATTCAGGAAGTCCAGATCAAATCACGGCATGGTGATGGGCTGATTATCTTCCAAGGTATGCAGAACCACACGGCTGACTCCATCAAATCACTCGAAGGCTATGATCGCGCATGGGTTGAAGAAGCCCAGAGCCTTTCGCAGCGAAGCCTAGACCTTCTGCGCCCGACCATCCGTAAGCCAAACTCAGAGCTTTGGTTTACATGGAACCCATCAAGGAGAACCGATCCTGTCGATGCGTTATTGCGTGGAGACAATCCTCCGCCTGATGCAATCGTCCGAGAGGTTAACTTCCAAGACAATCCGTGGTTTCCAGACGTTCTTAAAGCGGAAATGGAATATGACCGCAGCAGAGACCCGGACAAATACAAGCACGTTTGGCTCGGCGGTTACGTCAGCAATTCAGAGACACGGGTGTTCCGCAACTGGCGCATCGAGGAGTTTGAGACGCCAGCAGACGCAACCCACCGCCTTGGTGCTGACTGGGGCTTTGCGTCCGATCCTACTGTTTTGATCCGTTGCCACATCATTGGCCGCACGATCTACGTTGACCACGAAGCATATCGTGTTGGCTGCGAGATCATGGATACGCCAGACCTTTTCTTGACTGTGCCTGATTCTGAGAAATGGCCTATCGTTGCAGATAGCGCCCGTCCAGAGACGATCAGCCACATGAAGAAGAACGGCTTTCCCAAGATTATGTCAGCCGTGAAAGGGCCGAAGTCTGTCGAGGAAGGCGTTGAATGGCTGAAGTCGCACGACATCGTTGTCCATCCAAGATGCCAGCACACGATTGATGAGTTGACTTGCTACAGCTACAAGACTGATCCCTTGACAGGACAAATCTTGCCAGTTCTCGCAGATCGTGATAACCACCTAATAGACGCACTGCGTTATGCGTGTGAGGCTAGTCGTCGCGCAGCCCCTAACAAGGCTGTCGAGGTCACGCCCTTGGCAACTGTGAATAGGTGGTAAATGGCACGACTGACAAGAGATCAACGACTCGGCAATGTGCATCAGGCCGCGCTGCGCGAGTTTGACAACTGTCAGTCTTCCATGCGCGATGAGCGTTTGCAGTGCCTCCAAGATCGACGCTTCTATTCGCTGGCTGGAGCGCAATGGGAAGGCCCGATAGGCGAACAGTTTGAGAATAAGCCACGCTTCGAGGTGAACAAGATTCACATGAGCGTGATCCGCATTATCAACGAATATCGCAACAACCGCATTGCCGTTGACTTCGTGTCTAAGGACGGGACGAAGAACGAGCAGCTGGCAGAGACTTGCAATGGCCTGTATCGCGCCGACGAACAGGACAGCGTTGCTGACGAGGCTTTTGATAACGCTTTCGAAGAGGGTGTTGGCGGTGGCTTTGGCGCTTGGCGTCTCCGCACCACATACGAAGACGAAGAGGACGATGAGAACGAGCGCCAGCGCATTCGCATGGAGCCAATCTATGACGCTGATAGCTCCGTGTTCTTTGATCTGGACGCAAAGAAGCAAGACAAGTCGGACGCCAAATACTGCTTCGTTCTCTATTCTGTAACCCGTGAAGCCTACAAGGCTGAGTGGAACGACGATCCGTCAACGTGGCCCAAAGAGATTCACCAATACGAATACGACTGGGACACCCCAGACGTTGTATACGTTGCGGAATACTATCGCGTTGAAGAGGTGCGTGAGACGATCCGTATCTTCCAGACGCTCGATGGTGAAGAGCAGCGTTACACACAGGCTGACTTCGACGCAGATGAAACGCTCGAAGAGATGCTGATTGCCTCAGGCGCTGTTGAATTGCGCCAGAAGCGAGTAAAGCGCCGCAAGGTTCGCAAATACATTATGAGCGGTGGTGGCATCCTTGAGGATTGCGGCTATATCGCTGGCAAGAACATTCCGATTGTTCCCTATTATGGCAAGCGCTGGTTCGTCGATAACATCGAGCGTTGCATGGGCCATGTGCGTCTGGCGAAAGACCCGCAGCGTCTCAAGAACATGCAGCTGTCAAAGCTTGGTGAGATCAGTGCGCTTTCATCTGTCGAGAAGCCGATCCTTACGCCTGAACAGGTGACAGGCCATCAAGTTATGTGGGCGGACGATAACATCCGTAACTATCCATACCTGTTGGTTAACCCGATCACTGGACCAAATGGCGAGATGCAAGCCGCTGGCCCGGTTGCTTACACCAAGTCGTCTGATATTCCTCCTGCTATGGCTGCCCTGCTTCAGCTTACAGAAGCTGACATGGCAGACATTCTGGGCAACAACCAGCAAGCCGACAAGATGGTAAGCAATATCAGCGGCAAGGCTGTTGAGCTTATCCAGACGCGCTTGGATATGCAGTCGTTCATCTACATGACAAACATGGCAAAGGCGATGCGCCGCTGCGGTGAGATTTGGCTGTCGATGGCGAAGGACATCTATGTCGAAGAAGGCCGCAAGATGAAGACCATCGACCAGATGGATCAGGTTGCCTCCGTCGAATTGATGAAGCCAAGCATCGATGTCGAGACTGGCGAAGTTGTTTATGAGAACGATCTGAGCAAGGCCACGTTCGACGTTGCTGTTGACGTTGGCCCATCGTTCACCAGCCGCCGCGAAGCCACTGTCCGTGCCTTGACTGGCATGATGCAAGTTACAACCGATCCTGAAACGCAAATGATCCTCCAGTCTATGGCGATCATGAATCTGGATGGCGAAGGCATTGGCGATATTAAGGATTATTTCCGCAAGAAGCTTGTCGATCTTGGCGTGATTGAGCCAACCGAAGAAGAACAGCAAGCGATGATGGAAGCTATGATGGCCCAGCAAGGTGGCCAGCCTGATCCGCAAGCTATGTATCTCATGGCGGCTGCTCAAGAAGCGCAAGCCAAGGCCGTTCAGGCTCAAGCTAACACAGAATACAGCCTCGCTCGTGCTGAAGAGACGAGAGCCAAAACCGCTGAAACCTTGTCGAACATTGACATCGACCAGCGCAAGTCGGCTATAGAGACTGCTGAAAAGATTGGGGTTGCATTGCAGCCGCAAATGAATGTGGTTCCACCCACCACGCAATTTGGGTGAGTTTGACGGGGTAATGTATGAAAACGGCAGAACTGGAGAATGACAACACACTCGATGCAATCGAGATCGACACCAACGCTGACGAAGCATCCTATGATGAGAACAATGCCATCTCGGATGATGAAGAAGGCGACGATGAAGAAGATGTTGTTGTTTCGATAGGTGAGGAATCGCCACCTCAAGAAGAAGAAGCCCGTGCGCCTGAGTGGGTGCGTGAGTTGCGTAAAGCAAACCGGGAAAAAGAGCGGAAGATTCGTGAGCTTGAAGCAAAGCTAAATGCTGCGCCGACTGAGACCAAGCCAGTCGCATTAGGCAAGAAGCCAACGCTTGAAGATTGCGATTACGATTCTGGGGTTTACGAAAACAAGCTTGCTGCATGGTATGAGGACAAGCGCCTCTATGATGCGTTAGAAGCCGATGCCCAAGCCCAGCGAGATGCTGAAGCTAAGTCATGGCAAGACAAGCTTGATTCGTATGCGAAAGCTCGTGCCTCGCTAAAGGTGCGTGATTACGACGATGCCGAAGCAGTTGCTTTGGACACATTCAACGTCACGCAACAAGGAATCGTTATCCAAGGCTCTGATAATCCTGCGCTGATCATTTACGCTCTCGGCAAGAACACAGCAAAGGCCAAGGAACTCGCTTCAATCAATGACCCCGTGAAATTTGCTTTCGCGGTTGCTAAACTGGAGACTCAGTTGAAAGTTACAAATCGCAAGGCAGCTACAGCACCTGAACGCACCATCTCTAGTGGGGGTGGCCGCATCTCTGGCGTTGTGGATTCACACCTCGACCGTTTGCGTGAGGAGGCTCTAAAGACTGGCGATATGTCAAAGGTCATGGCCTACAAGCGCAGCAAAAAATCTTAATCTAAGGACTTTTAATAATGGCAAATGCTTTTTCCAAAGAGGAAATTGTTGCTTTTGAGGACATCCTCGAAGGCTTCAACGACGCTCTGATTCTCTCGAAGAACATCACTGTTTACAACACCAATGGCGTGACGATGGAACGCGCTCGTGACACCATCTGGCGTCCGCAGCCCTACATCGCCCAGTCGTTTGATCGTGTTGTCGGCACGTCCATCTCTGGCAACGTCTCGACGATGACGCAGCTTTCCGTGCCTTCGACGCTCGGTTTCAACAAATGCTCTGCTTGGCAGATGAACGCTCTGGAACTGCGTGACGCATTGCAGGAAGGTCGTCTCGGCGATTCCGCAAAGCAGAAGCTGGCTTCTGACATCAACCTGTCCGTCATGGACTTGGCTGCTGCTCAAGGCACGCTCGTTGTTCCGGTCTCAACCGCTGCTGGCGATTATGACGATGTTGCACTCTGCGACAGCATCATGAACGAGCAGGGCGTTATGGCTGGTGATCGTTACCTCGCTCTGTCGAGCCGCGATTACAACGGCATGGCTGGCAACTTGGCGGTGGCGACTCGTTCGTTCACGGGCAACAAGTCGGCTAACGCTTACGAGCGTTCGTATGTCGGCCCCGTGGCTGGCTTCGAGACCTACAAGCTCGATTACGCCAACCGTTGCGCTGCAAACGCTGCGACTGTCACGATCAACACCACTGGCGCTCAGGCCCAGTATGTTCCTCAGGCGACCACGAACAGCGTGACTGGCATCCTGAACGTTGACAACCGCTATCAGACTGTTGATGTTTCGACGACGACTGGCGTTGTTGCTGGTGACTCGTTCACCATCGATGGCATCGAAGCCGTTCACCACATCACGAAGCGTTCGACTGGCGAACTGAAGACCTTCCGTGTTATCGAAGTTGTCGATAGCAACACGATGGTTATCAGCCCGCCGATCATTGCTGCCACCAGCCCGGCAACGGATGCTGAATTGCAGTATAAGAACGTTGAACTGGTTGCTGCTGCTTCGGCGGCTCCGGTTAACTTCCTCAACACCACTGCCTCGAACATCAACCCGTTCTGGCGCAAGGATTCTATCGAACTCCTGCCCGGTCGTTATGCTGTTCCAGATGGTGCTGGCGTGGACGTTCTTCGCGCTTCGACGGATCAGGGCATCGAATTGGTCATGACCAAGAAGTTCGATCCGCTGACCTTCCAGACGCTCTACACGCTTGACACGCTTTATGGTGTTGTCATGACGAACCCTGAAATGGCGGGTATCCTGCTGTTCAATCAGGCCTAAGTCTGTAATGGGGATGGGGTGGCTTCGGTCACCCCAAACCTTTTAATCAAAGGATTACGAGCATGGCAAAGAAGCCAACCAAAGCTGCCGCTAAAGTCGCTAAAGTTATGGGTGAATATAAAGCTGGAAAGCTTCACGCTGGAATGAATCCCAAAGGGCCGAAGAAGGCTCCTATGGCTGGTTCACGCAAGCAAGCCATTGCTATCGCTCTGTCAGAAGCTGGCATGAGCAAGAAGATGAAGAAAAAGAAATGAAGTCGGGCCTTTACGCCAATATCCACGCCAAGCGAAAGCGCATCGAAGGCCAGAAGGCCTCTGGCGCTAAGGTGGAGCGCATGAGAAAGGTCGGCAGCAAGGGAGCGCCAACGAGTGCGGCGTTTAAGGCTGCTGCAAAGACTGCCAAGAAGCCAAAGGCGAAAAAATAATGACCGCTTTTCCAACCATTCTCTATCGCACACCGGGGCCGCATAAGAAGCCCCGTGGCGGAACTTACGCAACCAAAGGTGCGGCAGACCAAGAGCAGTTTGATATGCTGATCTCCAAGGGATGGTTCCCATCTTACGAAGAAGCTGTGTCTAGTAAGTTGTCCCCTAAAATGGTAGAAGGGCCGATTGACGAAGTATCTGGCCCGACACGAGAAGAGCTTGAAGCTAAGGCTGACGAACTTGGACTCTCGTATGATGGCCGGACTTCTGATAAGAAGCTTGCTGAACGCATTACAGAGGCTCTGGAGGTCTAATCGTGGGATATACCAAGCGCCAGTTTATCGAAGGGGCATTCGAAGAGATCGGGATGGCGAACTATGTGTTCGACCTACAGCCTGAGCAATTGCAGTCTGCCCTGCGGCGCTTGGATGCCATGATGATGGAGTGGAACGCCCAAGGCATCCGTCTCGGCTATCCTATTGCAAGAAGCCCACAAGATAGCGACCTAAGCACGGAGACGGAAACGCCTGACAGTGCGTGGGAAGCGGTTATTACAAATCTCGCTATCCGAATTGCACCGGGTTACGGCAAGCCAGTTTCGGCGGACACGAAGACGATTGCAAAGAACGCGCTGAACACGCTGATGCAACGAGCCACGTTCCCGCTTGAAAAGCAGTTGCCTCAAACCATGCCAATTGGTCAGGGCAACAAGCCTTGGCGGTGGGATAACCCCTATGTTTATCCGCCAGCCGATCCTGTAACAGCTGGGCCTGATGGCCCTATTGAGTGGAGCTAATAATGCCTACGATTAACCAACTTCCCCTGATCACCCAACTTTCGTTTGGTGACAATCTCGTCCTCTGGGTTCCAAACCAAGGCGACAGCCGCCGCACATCGATCACGACCTTTACGCAGTTTATTCAGACTGGCTTTACGGATGTGGTTTGCCAGACTGTCCAGACGACACCTGTTGCGTTTGCGAATCTTCCCAATGCGTCAACTGTCGGCGCTGGAACTCGCGCTTTCATCAAAGATTCCAGCGGCAACACATATGGCGCGGCTGCTGCTGGTGGTGGTTCTGCCGTTGTTCCTGTATGGAGCAATGGAACCGCTTGGTATGTTGGTTAATCTGAAAGGCTGAATGATGGCTTACGTTGATCCCTTTGCCCCTAATTATGGCTCGAATATCGTTGCGACTCCCGCAGCATCTTCGGCTTCTGTTTCTATCGCGCCGGGTGACAACTGCGTCCGTCTGGTAAACACTGGAACGAACGTCTGCTATGTTCGGATTGGTGAAGACGCTGCAACGGCCACGACTGCTGATCTTCCTGTCCGTGGCGGCAGTGAGGTTATCATTCGTAAGCCACTGGGTTACAGCAAGCTGGCGCATATCTCTGCATCTGGCACAACCCTGAACATCCAGACGGGCAATGGCGGCGTCTAAGGACTCCCGCCTAGCTCGTGCTGGCGTTGCTGGCTTTAACAAGCCAAAGCGGACACCTTCTCATCCGAAGAAATCGCATATCGTTGTCGCCAAAGAAGGTGATAAGATAAAGACGATCCGCTTCGGTGAGCAGGGCGCTAAAACTGCTGGCAAGCCAAAAGCTGGTGAGTCCGATGCGATGAAAAAGAAACGTGCTTCATTTAAGGCGCGTCACGCAAAGAACATTGCTAAGGGCAAGATGAGTGCAGCCTATTGGGCAGACAAGGTGAAATGGTAACATGGTGCAGATTCCGATCCTGAATGGTATCTATACGGATAACGGGCCGGACTTTCGCACCTCTTATCCAGTGAACCTTCTGCCTGTGCCAAAATCCAATGGCATTAGCGAAGGCTATCTTCGTCCTGCTGATGGCATTGTGGCTAACGGCTCTGGGCCGGGCATTGATCGTGGCGGCATCAACTGGAATGGCGTCTGCTATCGTGTGATGGGATCGAAGCTGGTGTCGATCAACAGCAATGGCGCAGTTACAGAGCTTGGCGATGTCGATAACGATTATCGTCAAGTTACGCTCGATTATAGCTTCGACCTTTTGGCTATCGCATCGGCTGGCAAACTCTTCTTTTGGAATCCTGCAACGCAAACGCTTGCACAAAACACCGACCCTGATCTTGGGCTGGTGCTAGATGTCGTTTGGGTCGATGGTTATTTTATGACCACTGATGGCGAGTTTCTGATCGTGACGGAGCTTAATAATCCGTTCGCAGTTAACCCATTGAAATACGGTTCGTCGGAAATCGACCCTGATCCTGTGATCGCGTTGATCAAGCTTCGCAACGAAATCTATGCAATCAACAGAAACACGATTGAAGTCTTCCAGAACGTGGGTGGCGATCTGTTCCCATTCCAGCGCATTGCTGGTGCGCAGATTCAGAAGGGTGGCGTGGGGACGTTTGCTTGCTGCGTATTCGCTGAGACTGTTGCTTATGTCGGCAGCGGACGCAACGAAGAGCCAAGCGTTTATCTGGGCGCTAATGCGACAGCGACTAAGATCAGCACACGAGAAGTCGATGAGCTTCTGGCGCAATATACGGAAGCCCAGCTTGCGACTGTAAAGATGGAAGCGCGGAATGATCGTGCGCACCAACATCTTTATATCCACCTCCCAGACGTGACGATTGTCTTTGACGCAGCGGCATCTAAAGAATTGGAGCAGCCTGTTTGGTTTGTTTTGAGCAGTTCGCTCAGTGGCCTTGCCCAATACCGTGCCCGTAACTTCGTCTATTGCTATGATAAATGGCTCTGCTCTGACCCGCAGAACACGAACATCGGCTATCTGGTAGAGGACATCTCCAGCCACTGGGGTGAGAAGGTGCGCTGGGCATTTGGAACCACGATCCTTTATAACGAGGGCCGTGGCGCAATCATCAACGAGCTTGAACTTGTTGGCCTGACTGGTCGTGTTCCGCTCGGCGCTGATCCGACGATTAACACCAGCTATTCGATCGATGGTGAGAACTGGAGCCAGAAGAAGGCTATCAGCGCAGGAAAGCAAGGGCAGCGCAACAAGCGCCTTGTCTGGTTCCAGCAAGGGTGGATGCGTAACTGGCGAATCCAAAGGTTCGAGGGAACCTCAGACGCTCACCTTTCTTTTGCTCGACTTGAAGCTCGTATCGAACCACTGGGGTATTAATGGCACAAGCACCATCATCCAGAAGGCTTGGACTTACCAGAGATCAGCTTGCTTCGTTTCTTACGGATCACGAGCAGATCAAGCAGTTCGAAAGCCTTTTCGATACAGTAGACACTGAGGTCTCTGGCGGTCTGGTCACTGAGGCAAATACTCTGGCTGGCACTGCGTATGCTGTTGGCAATGAGGCTCTGGCTGGCGTTGCTGCGCTAAATGAATTGGTTGCCCCGCTGGTTACTGCTCCTCCGCCCACAGGAGGCACTGTAACGTCCGTTGCTGCGTCTGGCGGCACAACTGGTATGACCTTTAGCGGATCGCCTATAACGACCTCTGGGACGCTCACGCTCGGTGGAACGCTCGGCTTTGCCAATGGCGGCACTGGACTTACGGCCACGCCAGCAAATGGTCAGTTGTTAATTGGCAACTCTGCTGGCTACACGCTTTCCACACTAACCGCTGGGACTGCCATTAGCATTTCCAATGCGTCTGGCTCCATCACGATCACGAACACGCTGCCCGATCAAGTTGTCTCGCTGACTGGTGCTGGCACGACTGTCGTTACAGGAACTTATCCTAGCTTTACGATTACTTCGAGCGACCAGTTCACCGGCACGGTGACCAGCGTTGCTGCGTCTGGCGGCACGACCGGCTTGACCTTTAGCGGGTCGCCGATCACGACCAGCGGCACGTTGACCCTCGGCGGTACGCTTGGTGTGGCCAATGGCGGCACAGGCGCGACGACACTCACATCTGGTTATTTACTCAAGGGTAACGGCACTTCGGCGGTGTCGGCCTCAGTCGTTTACGATAACGGAACCAATGTCGGGATTGGCACAACCTCTCCTAGCGCCTTGCTGCAGATTTCACGTAACGGCGGGGGCGACATTGGCGCACTTGTAACGCAAACTAACAGCGGTAACGGCACAACGGCACGGTACCGCGCAACCCACGGCTCCGGCGCGGAGGTTAATCTTGAAGCTGGCAACAATTACACCGCGATAAAAGCCACCAGCAATGACTATCTGGGTTTGTTTACAAACAACTTGGAGCGTTTTCGAATTGGCGCTGCTGGGCAGTTTGGGATTGGCGGCGCGACCTACGGCAGTGCCGGACAGGTGTTTACGTCAGGCGGCGCAAGCGCAGCCCCAACATGGACGACACCAACGACTGGGACTGTTACCAGCGTCAGTGGAACTGGCACTGTAAATGGCATCACGCTTACAGGCACAGTAACATCATCCGGCTCTTTGACGCTCGGCGGAACCTTATCTGGCGTTAGCCTGACATCACAGGTTTCAGGAACTTTGCCTGTTGGTAATGGCGGCACAGGCACGGCAACCACGTTCACATCTGGATCGGTTGTGTTCGCTGGCTCGTCTGGCGTTTATGGTCAGGACAATTCTAATTTCTTTTGGGATGATACCAACAATCGCCTTGGCATTGGAACCGCAAGCCCTGCTGCAAATATCGACAGCCGTGGCGTCGTCAGTATTGGTGGCGCTGCTGATGCGTCATTGCATATTAGTCAGGTCTATGGTGGCAATGGCCGATTGTCGCAGATGTCGGTTAACAGCAACAGCACCGACGCCTTAAACATCGTTGCCTCTAAAGATGGCGGCGGAACGGATCAGTGGTTTTCTTATGGCGTAACGTCAGGTTACAACTTCTTTATCCAAAGCGGCGTTGGAAGCGGATCGTCTGGATTGGTTATTACCAGTGGCAACAGCGTCCTCGTTAACGAAAGCTCTCCATCAGCCGCATCGCTCGTCCATAACTTTGAAGTCAATGGCGACATTATGTCAACTGGCCCTGTTGCTGGTTTGTTTTGGGCAAATCGTCAAGCGGCTCCATCGTCAGGCGCGAACTGGTATGGATGGTATACGGCAAGCGGCACGATCTATCTCTATAACCCAGCGGCTGGTAACATCGCGTCGATCAATGCATCCACGGGCGCTTATACCGCCCTGTCAGACGCAGCGAAGAAGAAGGACTTTGAGCCATCTTCTATTGGCCTAGATGCTGTTATGGCGCTCAAGCCAACGCTGTTCCGCATGGAGACGGACGATGCCGAAGCGCCTAAGCAACTGGGCTTTATCGCGCAGGAAGTCAAAGACCACATCCCGCAAGCTTATGTCGAAGAGCAAAATGTGGATGCAGTCGGCAACGAAAGCGTATATATCGGCTTGAATGACCGTCCGATTATTGCTGCGTTGGTAAAGGCGGTTCAAGAATTGACAGCCCGTGTGGCCGAATTGGAAGGAAAGTAATCGTGGCTAGTGTGAACAAGGTTCTGATCCCAGCCAAGGAGGCTGAAGGCACTCAGACTGCCCAGTATACGGCTGTCAACTGCCGTACGAGCATTGACAAATTCACTGGCACAAACACGAGCGGATCGAACGCAACGATCAGCGTGAACCTAATTGCTGCATCTGGAACGGCTGGCGATGACAACTTGATTGTTGACGCAGTATCCATTGCGCCCGGTCAGACATACACATTCCCAGAGCTTGTTGGTCAAATCCTTGACAGCGGGAATTTCATCTCAACAATTGCAAGCGCGGCCAATGCTATCACGATCCGCGCTTCTGGCCGGGAGTTTACATAATGAAAAAGCCCATGATTATGATTGGTGGTTTCGCAGGGATTCGTGAAAGCGAACCTTTCATTACGACTGCTGAGAACAAGAAGAACACGCAGATCGTTATCGACGACTGGATGCTTGGCCCTGAAAAGCCCAGCAACGAGCGTGGCGCTAACCCAGAATATTGGGCCGCACTCGGCAAGGCGATGCAAGTTGACGAAACAGAAGCTCGTCGTCGTCGCTGCTCGAATTGCGAGTATTACGACAACAGCACTCTGACACAGGCCAAGATGGACAAGATTCCATGGAACGCTTGGGACGTTGAGGCTGGCTTTCGTGGTTATTGCCATAAGTTCGAGTTTATCTGCCACGATCTCCGTGCCTGTCAGGCATGGGAAGAGCGCGAGTTTGAATTTGAAGATTGATTGTGATAGGGTGCAGCCACCGAGAGACAT